GTGAATACGATTGTGAATATAGTAAATGAGTGGCACATTGCCACAGCCGTAAATGGCAATGAAATCAATGTGAGGATTATTCCTCATGTGCGTAAGCAAAATTCGCTTGATGGATATCGTTGGGTAGAAGTTGGAAAGAAAATTCAGCTTCAAACTGGTGAAGAAATTGAGCTAAACCAAGATGGAAAAAGCTTTTATGCTGGTTTTAATCAACTTTATCGTTTAAATACATATTGTTGATAACATCATGGTACTAAAGCAAGAAAACCTATCTCTTTTAAAGGAGATAGGTTTTTTTATGTCTCTAAGTTATATAAATAATTAAAATTATAAAAAAGTAAGAAATTTGAAAATGATAGAATTATTATTTTAGCTATATTTAATAACTCATTTAACCTGCTCGCCAGAACTGACGGCCCATTACTTTAAAGTTTTTCCCGTTCTCTTCAGTTACACGGCGGTCTCTAAATTTTTCATTTAAACTATGCAAAATTAAAGAGCCATCAGCTTCTTTAAAAATTTGTTTAATCATTCCCTCGCCAGCGAAATAAACAGCATAGATTTCTCCATCAATCACTTCTGTCTGAGAAATATCAATGCCGACTAAATCTCCATCTTTGATGTAATCAGTCATGCTATCGCCCTTAGCTTTAATAATGCGCATACATTCCTGAGGAACGCGCTTTTCTTTAAAGAAAGAAGCAGGGAAAGGAATTTTTCCATTAATTGCATCAAAATGAAATTCGATTGATTCACCTGTACCACAAGAAAAACTTGCTTCAACTACTTCAATCCAGACATATTGATCTACTACATCACTGCTGACAACGGTGGGACTAAATACATCACTTTCTCTAAAAGAGTCTTCTGTGTTACCAGTAGTAAGCCAATAAGCGTCTACACCTAAAAACTGTGCAATGAGTGGAAGAAAAGCAGATTTTAAATTCTTTCCCGATTCTAAAGCTTGATAGGCAGGCTGAGACATTTTTACTGCTTCAGCAACTTCTGCCTGAGTTTTCTTAGCTTTAATCCTTGAATCTTTTAAACGGTCTTTAAGAGCCATAATGATCGCACCAGCTAACTTATCACAAATATATAACTAAAGTTATATCTAGTAAAACAACTATAGTTATTGACTAATAATAACTATAGTTATAATATCAATTATAAGAGCTCATTGATAGAACTAATGCAATATTTTTACTAGAACATATTTTTATTTTGTATCAATGGCTTGGTAAGTAGTGATCAGTATTCTGCCTCAATGGACGACAGAATATAAAATGGCGATAGTAAATCAGTGGTAGAGATCGGCTATCAAAAAATAAAAAATGAATAAAAAAAGCCCGATTCCGTGGATCAGGCTTAATGTTCGTCGATAAAGGGTATCAAGAACATGAAGAATCTAACAAAGAATTTAATGGCTCACAAAAGTTTCCGATATACGGCAGCGTGTTATCTCAACTTTTTGGTCAAAAAAGATATGTCATATATGTATACCAGTTTTAAAAGAAAAAGAACGGCTAGGCTAAGCACGGTTATATAGCAATTTTTTATAAAAATATGAGAAATAACAATGTAGTAAGTACGATTATTTTCAAATTTTAAGTATGAGACAGGATTGAATTATGGAAAATTTTTTAACATTAAATGGACTAGCTTCTATTTTTAAGCTGTATGGTACGGTCATGATGATCGCTTTAGCAGTAAGCTTAGTCGTAGCGGTAGTTTTAATCATGCGTTTCCCACGTTCGCCTCAAGAATGGGTAGTAGGTTTGATTTGTACTATTGTCTCAAGCTTGACTGGTGGTTCATTCATTATCATGAAATGGAACTTACATGAATGGGTGACCGATATATGGGGCATGATCACTTTAGGTGGATTCTTCTTTATTTGTGGCTTGCCTGGTTGGGCAATTGTGAGGTGGATATTTAACTTCATTAATAAACAAGAAGGAAAAACTATTGTTGAAGTAATGAAAGACTTAAAAAAAGCAAAAGATGATATTCAAAGTTAATAGCTATCAGCGAGTTATATAAATGAGGACAGGCCCATGAATGTTGAACAATATCTAGATGCCCTTATAAAACGTGAAGGTGGTTATGTAAATGATGCGCTTGACTCTGGACAAGCCACCAAATTTGGAATTACTCAAGCAGTTGCACGTAGCTATGGATACCAAGGTGAAATGGAGGATTTACCTTTAGAAACTGCAAGAGATATTTATAAAAAGCAATATTGGCTTGAGCCGCGATTTGATCAAATTAATTTGATTAGTCCGATCATCGCTGAAGAACTGCTCGATACAGGAGTAAATTGTGGTCTTGGTTTCACAAAACCACTTCTACAACGTGCTTTGAACTTGTTAAACAGACAAGGAAAAGAGGGATGGAGGGATCTTAAATTAGATGGTGAATATGGGCCTTCTACCTTACAGGCTTTATCACTCTATATTAAAAAGCGCGGTCAAGAAGGGGAAAGAGTGATGGTACGTCTTCTAAATATTATGCAAGGCCAACGCTATATTGAAATTACAGAGAAAAATCCAAAGTATGAACAATTCTTTTACGGATGGCTTGCTAACCGTGTGAGTTTTTAAAAAGACCAACTTGCTTGAGCTGAATACATATAGCAAGTTGGTCCATTCTTCTTTTTATAATACAAATTGTTTATTGAGTAATAAGTAAAATGGCGAGAAGAAAGAAAATACAACCACTCGCTTTATTCAGTTTTGCAAAATTATTTCCGGCAAGCATTTTCTCTTTAAAAATTGAAGAAAAATTAGCATAAACTAAATGAATTAAAAATCCGATAAAGCAAAAGGTTAAAGATAAAATGAGAAATTGATTTAATATTTCTTTTTTAATATCAATAAACTGAGGAAAAAGTGCAATAAAAAAGACAATCGTTTTCGGATTAAGTAATGAAGCAAATAGCCCCTGATAAAAAAGTTTTGATTTCTTCACGATTTTATCGTTGTGTTCAGTTTCTAGTAAATCTTGAGTAGGAGATTTCTTTATAAAGTTTTTATAACCTAAATACATAAGATAAAAGGCCCCAATAAACTTTAAAACAGTGAAGATGGTGGGGTTACTGGTAATAATGAGACCAACACTACTTGCAGAAATCACAGCGATAATGAACATACCAATGATTAAACCGCTAATACCGAATAAAGCGGTACGTACACCATAATTTATTGAATTTGTTACTGTAAATAAAACGCCTGGTCCAGGGCTGGATAAGGTAAGAAAAGCAATGGTTATAAAAACTAAGAGACCGTTCACGTGGCTACTTCCTGTTTATCATCAATATGTTAAGCTGCAAACGTACTTTAAATCAGAATACATGAAGTGTATATATACAAGTCTGTATATTTTATAAAAAAGTAAAATATTTTAGTAAGATATTAAAGTAGTTTTAGAGCGTAAAGAGAAGCTTAATAATTTTCAAAAGATAAAATTTTATAGTATAAAAATAAGATATATTTAATTAATATATTGAAGTTAAAACAATTAACTAAATTAAAAAATAGCATTTAAAATCAATGGATAAGTGATCGTTAGAGACGCACAAATTGTATGGAAAATCAATTAATCAAGATAGAGATTGCAATTCGTTAAGAAGCGTGTATAGTCGACATTAACTACAAAAATATTCATGTTACCCTAAATCTCTCTTTTCGCAGTTTTATTTATAATCCTCCGTATATTATTAGATATTTAAGTAGAGTGTATATTTTTTAGTTCAATTGGAATAACAAATGATAATGTTTTTAAAATTAGGATTAATTTATGTCTAATGCTACTGGTACAGTAAAATGGTTTAATGAAACTAAAGGTTTTGGTTTTATTCAAACTGATGAAGGTAAAGATGTTTTTGCACATTTTTCTGAGATTCAAACACAAGGCTTTAAAGTTCTTCTAGAAGGCCAGCGTGTTCAGTTTACTGTGACACAGGGTAAAAAAGGCCCACAAGCTTCGAATATCACAATTGTGACGAATGCTTAAATAACATAATTTGATGATTTTATTTGATTTATTTTTTGGCCATTTGCTCAATTAAATAACATGAAATCATCTACGTAGTTAAAAAACCCACTTCTTCCTTTGTGGGTTTTTTATATAAAATATTAAATAAGTTGATTATTTGTTTTATATAATATAAAAATTAAATTTGTGTTGTATAAGTTAACATTATAACTGGTATAAAAATGGATATTTGTATTGGCGGTATTTTAAACGGTAAAGTAAGAAAAATTAATGAAGATAGTTTCTGTGTTGGAAACCCTCATTCAGATGATATAAATGAGTACCATAAGCAATACTTTCATTTAGGTGGAAAGCTTTTGTCATTTTGGGTATACAGCGAAATAAATTATCAGGAAGCATCACGAATAGCGGAAAGTTTCTTAAAAAAAGAACAAAGATCTTTAAGCGGATGTTAAATAAAACCACTTTAAGTCTGGCAAGTATATTGCTTAAATCAGATAAGCTATAATTAATTTTTAATTACATATTTTTAACAATTTAGTTTAATTTGTTATTCATAACGTCATAAGTAATAGAGTAATCTTAGCTCAAAATAGAGTTTAGTTGTAAAATTAAACTTAACATTCATAAAAATTTATTAAATTTTTATTGTATTAACGATCATGACTTAAGTCATAAATAATATTTCTTTTTGTAGTATATCTAAAGGAAGGAAATAATTCTAAATGTTGAATATAGTACAACCAAATATTTGCTTCATCGGTAGTAGTAATTTGTCTTTAGCTTTAATTGGAGGTTTGGTTTTAAAAGGATTTCAAAAAGAAAAAATTAATCTTATAGAGGAAGGAAAGTTTGATAATGAAATCATTCTAAAGCAAAAGCAGCATGAGGTAAAAAAGGCTGATATCGTTGTTCTATTAGTAGACCCAAAAAATCTAAAAGTCATCTTAGCACCATTAAAAAAATGGTTAGCTGATAAAACTATTGTATCGATGATGGCTGGAATTAATATCAAACAACTCATGAATATTACGGGTTCAAAAAAGGTTATAAGAATCATATCTAACCCACCGGTATTAACTTATACAGGTACTCATGTGTTGATTGGTTCAGAGTATCTAGAACCTTTAGATAAAGAGTTAGTTGAGACTATTTATTCAGCCACAGGGCAGACCTATTGGGCAAATTCAGAATCAGAAAGTGATGCCATTATTGCGTTATCGGGTTCAGGCCCAGCTTACTTCTTTTATATCCTTGACAGTATGGTAAAAACTGGTGTTTCTATGGGGCTAGATAAGCAGTTTGCTTTAGATCTGGCACTTCAAGCAGCATCAGGTGCTGTAGACATGGTGCGTAAAAGTAATGTTCAGCCAAGTGAGTTATGTGGCAAGGTCACATTAGCTAATGGCATTACTGAATCTGCATTACGAATGTTTGAGCTAGGCAATCTTTCCGATGATATTCGACTGGCTTTAAAAGCAGCTTATCATCGCAGTAAAGAAATAAGTCTAGAGATTAATGCTGAAATTGCCAGACATAGCGTTAACTGATGGCTAAGTACCTTTCAATCTTGAGATAACTTAAATTTTGAAAGGTACTTTTCATGCTTAATAAATCATGGAATTTGTAGGAAATATTCCCAAATAACATAGCCTAAGCCAAAGCCTAACATTGAATAGAGAGTGATAATAAATAATACAAAACTAGCTTTATTTTTCTTTCTTAAAAAATTCATGTTAGCTACCTCGTGTCTAGATAGTTACTATCATGAAGAAATACAATGTGTAATCATAGATACAGAATTTTTTCAAAAAAATATAACAGATAGATCAGTGTTATAAATTTATCTTTAATTAAGTTTTTTTAAATTATCAACTTAAAGAAAGACAATCTCGATATTGAGTTTTATCATAGAAAAAGCAATTTAAAAAATAAGTTTCTCATTGATTTATAAAACTATTATCTTAGAAGGGTGTATCTAAAAAATAATCATTTACAATTGAAAGAAAATATTTCTAATTAGTTAAAATTATTAAATAAAATTGTGGACCAGTTAACGTAATATGAATTTTTTTGTGGTTCATTCTGGTGCAATTTTACATAATATTGGTAATTTTTACATTGAAAGCTAATTTGATTTCACTCAATTACAATTAATTCTTCATAATCAAAATATGAATTTTTTTATTTTCAATTATTTATAAAAAATTGAGGAGGAAGAAATGCCAAAGTATTTAGCTATAGCGGATAAAGTATATAAGGAAATTAAAAAAGACAATTTATTTACGGATGATATGATTCAAAATTTGAATTGTTTAATTAGCCTGATTCGTAAAGCAATTAAAGGTACTGAGTTCAAACTTAAGTATAATTTTATAAATTTTGAAGAATGCCTAAATCAATTTAATAAAGAAAAATCAGTCCATATAGATTTAAGTTTGATGCCTAATTTTAAAAATGAAGGCGAGTTTATTTTATGGTTGGCTGGTTTTATTGAACGAATGACGGTAGGCGGAAAGGAAAAGCTGCCTCCAATTTCAAACTATATTCCGAAAGACTTTAAAATGGATAAGACCGAGATTCCAGCTGCTGCTGAGCCAAGTAGAGAAGAAAATGCAGAGATGATTATTAATTACTTTAAATCTGAGGACTATATTAAAAATAGTAAACTGTCTTCATAAAATATAGAAGTATTCATCCACCATACTTCTATATCTCGCTGATAGAATTCAGCTACCGCCTTCTGGGGCGGTTTTTTCTGTTAAAACCGTTAATGGTACATATTTATGCCAATTAAAAATGTCAGAAAATATGGAAATGTTTTATGAGAAAATATTAATGATATAAAAAATAGTAGGTTAAGCAATGAATTGTTATTTTTATTAAAATATTTTTCACATAAAAATACGCTTAAATTACGTATAGAAACATTTACTCGTACATAATTTCCAAAAAAATAGGAAGATAACGAGATGAATGAGAATGCTGAACTCATTAAATATTTAGATATTGCTGAAAATGTATACGCCAATATTTATGAAAAGTACCAGATTACTGATAATCCGGTGACTAATCTTAATAGAGTCATGGCTGAAATTAGAAAAGAAGCTGAGCAAATCAATTTAAAACTAAAATATAGCAAAATTGATTTTGAAGAATGTTTAAGTAAGCCTCTTTCTGAAAGAGAGATAAAAGTTGACTTGAGCTTACTTCCGCGCTTTGAGTATCGTGATGAATTTATTTTATGGTTGGCCAATTTTATTGGAAACATTAGCGTTCAGAAAAAATTTATAAAACAAAATTACCAGTTTAATTAGCTTTTCAAATTTTTAGTTCCTTAAAATTTCTACAGATCAGCGATATAAAAAAAATAATAAAGTGCGCTTTTTAGAGGTAACTTTCATGAAGAATATTACTGAAAAATCGCTTTTTGATGTCTTCACACAACATCAAGCCTATCTTTATCGAGCATCTTCCAGATCGGTAAATGAGCTTTTTAGATTTTTTAATACTGAAACGATAGCTATGCTTGATCGTTTGGAGCATTTAATAAAAGAGCTTAATGATACTGAAAGGGCTGCTTTAGCAGGTGGAGAATACACAACTCGTCACCTTAAAAATATTCAACTTGTGATTTCAGATTGGTTTAATTCAATACGTGCTGTTCTACCAGAAATGTTTGCTCATTCGGCAACTAGTTTGGCTGTTTATGAATCAAATTATGTGGCTAAGTTATTTAGTAAAGTCGTTAAAGATTTAGAGGGAGAGCACCTCTATAAATTAATAAAACGAGTTCCATTAGCGGGGGGTGCCTTAGTTGATGAATCCTTAGCTCAAATTAGTGAGAATGCCTTGCAAAGAATTGAATATGCTATTCGCGATGGAATGAATACAGGTATGACACCTCAGCAAATTATTAGGCGTATTACCGGTACGAAACGCCTTAAGTATGAAGATGGATTGCTCAACAGTACCAGAATTGATATTGAACGTATTGTCAGAACCCTGCGGAGCCATATTTCAAATCAGGTCTATTTATATAACTTCAAAAAATTTAATTTTGAATATGTCAGGTTTGTGAGTGTACTTGATGGGAGGACTTCTAAAGTTTGTGCAGCCATTGACGGTTCAATTTGGAAATTGAATGATCCAGCGAAAAGGGTGCCACCTTTGCATCCCAATTGCCGGAGTATTCTGGTTCCTGTTAGTAAGGACGGAAGGCTTATTGGTAATCGATCTTTTATTATGGATGAAAGAAGGATGCGAGACATTCCTAAAGATGAACGGGCTCAATTAATGGGTCAAATAGATGCAGATATTTCCTTTAAAGAGTTTTTTAAACTGACCGATAATTTTTTCCAAAAAGAATGGTTAGGCCCTAAACGCTATAAATTATATAAAGAAGGGCAATTTGATTTTGACAAATTCTTTGATCCTAAAGGCCGACTTTATACTTTGGATGAGCTGAGGGAGCTCGATGAGCGAACCTTTAAAATACTTGGGCTGTAATTTTAAAGGATAACTTGTTACCCTTGCGCGTGAAATTAAGGTGAGATTATGAAATTTATATTCCTCTTTATGAGCGCGATCACTCTTCCATGCTATGCTGCATCTGAAACTATGGAAACGCATTATTGTTATCTTGTGAAAAATGCTGCAAAAGGTGTTATGGATGCGAGACAACATGATGTACCAGTGATTGAACTACAAGAGATTGCTAGTCATCTTGAAGAAGCAGAGGCAAAAGAGCTTTATCAACAAATTATAGATACAGCGTATTCTTCTAAGTTATTTGAAGATCCTTTAACCAAAACAAAAGCTGTTGAAGACTTTCAAATGATATGGCATGAAAAATGTTTAGCGAAGAGTTCTATAAGCTGAGCTATATAAGTAAATAAGACCTGCTCATGGAGTAGGTTTTTTATTTAATTCAAGAAAATAACAATAAAAGTATTAGAAAATAAAAACTATAGATGAAGTGAAATGTTATAAAAATGACTACCAAACTTGAGAGTAATAAAGAACAACTTAATATTTATGACATTAAGTTGAAAAAGTTTGTATAACAAAGTGTTTGCAACAAATTAAGAACTCAACCTTTCAATTAACAGGTCAAAGTATTCATTATTGGGGAACTTTGTAATTTATTTTTACTCTTAATTTCAGGTTAAGGCTTGATCTTTTAGATATTGGCCAATCGGTGAGTATGTTTGGAGAACATACAGTGATGAGTCATGAAAGTTTATCTAAAAGTTTAAGTAAAGTTCCAGAAGTTACGTTACTGTTCTGGATCATTAAAATTGCTGCTACCACTTTAGGTGAAACTGCTGGAGATGCGCTATCTATGTCCCTTAATTTGGGATATGTAATTAGTACAGTTATTTTCGCAGTGATATTTGCAGTTTTTGTTGGCTTGCAAATTAAAGCCAAAAAATACAATTCATTTTTTTATTGGGCGACCATTATTGCCACGACCACATTAGGAACAACAATTGCCGACTTTGTTGACCGAACTTTAGGTGTGGGTTATGCAGGCGGAAGTTTAATATTGCTTATTTTATTAGGTCTCTCTTTGTTTGTCTGGTATTTAAGCTGCGGCACAATTTCGGTAAAAAGTATTCAATCTGCTAAAAGTGAAGCCTTCTATTGGCTAACCATTATGTTCTCTCAAACATTGGGAACAGCATTAGGTGATTGGACTGCGGATACTCAAGGGTTAGGGTATACCAGCGCTGCTTTAATTTTTGGTACTTTATTACTGGTATTAGCGATCTGCTATTTCTATACCAAAATCTCAAGAACATTATTATTCTGGTTGGCCTTTGTTCTTACTCGACCGCTCGGAGCGGTTTTAGGTGATTTCCTCGATAAACCTATCGCGCATGGTGGATTAGAGCTAAGCAGATTTAGCGCATCTTTTGTTTTGTTGGCTTTTATTGTGGTCTGTTTAATGGTCTTTAAACCTAAAGCAGCAGAGACATCACATTAACTTAACTATTAAAAGAGGCTGCATTATTCTGTTGGAGGATGTGGTCTTTTTTTATTTGAGTGCAAAAGGTTAAATGAAATCTTGTTAACATTTTATTTTGGATGTAAAAAAGCCCTTGCTCGAAAGCTAAGGGCTTAGTCATTCATTGATCTAGCAATGAACTATATAAGGCTCATCTCATACTGAGGCCAGTATATATGAAATTGAGTCAATAAAGAAGGTGATGTATAGCATCTTGAAGAGCAACCAAGCCAAACAACTTTATCAAGAGCTTATCAAACCTCATGTTCTTCAAAGCTATTCGAAGGCTCTCTCATTAAGTCCAACGCTATCGAAAATTTCCAAACCACAACACTGGCTAAGCGCGGTAAAGAAGGAGAGAAGGTATTAGTTCGAATTCTTAATATCATGCAAGGCCAACGTTACATTGAAATCTGTGAACGAAATCCTACCCAAGAGCAATTCTTTTATGGTTGGATCGCTAACCGCGTTTCACTATGGAGTTTCTGATTTCGCTGTGTATTCTACTTTCAGGTTGCACAGCTCATACGATATCTACAAAAGTGCATGTCATTGTTTGTGTGCAGTGTGTGAATTAAAGCCTTTAGGAAAATGCTTTTTTATAGATGGGCGAATAAGTTAAATTGGTTTAAATTTTCTTTAAAATATATTTAATTTTAGCTTTAGTATCTATAAGTTAATATAAAGAGCTTTATTGTTATTTTCGTAAAAATAAAAATTAAAAATTGTTTTTAAGCTAATGTTTTTTAAAATTATATATATTTTATATTTACATTAATAAGATTGGATACAGAGGCATGATTTATTATTAAATTTATATCATCTACTTTAAATAAGCTATTTACCCTTTGCGAAGAATATTCAACGAGCGGTATAAATATGGTTGAGTGAAATAATGAATAAATAACCCCAACCTTGAATTTACAAGTAGGGATATAGATTGGAAATGTGAAAAAGCTACCCATAGGTAGAAATACTCATGAATTAAGTTAAAGGATATTGGTATGAAAGCTATTTTAACGAAGAAAATTATTAGCTGTATCGCAATTAGTGGTGTTTTAAGCTTCAGTGCATTTGAGATTATGGCAGCGAATCAACAAACTATAAATGATGGTAAGAATCACTCTAAAATATTAAATGAAAACCATGAAAATTTGACTGATAGTCAAATTTTCAAGATATTAAGTACAGCTAATAATGGTGAAATTAAGCAGGCAAAAACTGCATTGCCAAAACTAAAAATGGATGAAGCTAAGAAATATGCTGAAATGATGATTAAAGAACATTCAGCCAATGAAAAAAATGCACAAGCGTTGGCAAGTCGGTTACAGTTGATTTCACAAACCAGTAATCTTAGTGAATCATTGCAAAATGATAGTGATAAAATTGTTAGTAAGCTTAATCAAGTAACATCAGATACTGATAAAAATTACATGATGAGTCAAGTTAAAGTTCACCGTAAAGTTTTGACGATAATTGATAAGCAGTTAATACCAAACACGAAAAATTCTGAATTAAAAAATATGCTCGTACAAACACGTGATGTTGTTGCGAAACACCTAAAAGCAGCTGAAGATATATTTAAAAAGATAAAATAATATACAATTGGTATCTTTAAAAAATACATTTAAAAAGCCTAGTATTAATTAACTAGGCTTTTTTAAATTGCATATACATAAAATCATAATTTCCTTCAGAGCAGTGTAAAACTAGAATGTTATGGGTAATGTTTAATCTAGCGAAATATAATGATTATGGGATAAAGAATGATATAATTGTGAAGACTATTTGAATAAGAATTTTTATTGATGAGAAATACTTTTTATTAATTAATAACATCTCCTTACTTAATAGGGGTATTTGTGAAACATAGCTAAACTAAAGGTGAATTATAATAATTGTCAAGCATATTTCAAAAGTTCTTTTAATATTCTAGCTCTTTTGAAAGATACTAGATTTTAAAATATAGGGAGTAAGAAAATGGTAAATACAAAACAATCAAATTCAATTGGTAATCATACGACTCAAAAAGAGCCATCTTCTAATGGTAATGTATCAAATAGCAAACCATTACAAGACATTTCAACCACACTTGATAATGCCCGTCCAGATTTAAACTCTCCACCGACTAATAACAATCATGTACCCGATATGAATGAAGGTGGAGAGAATTTGGTTGCTACAGGTGCAGGAACCTTGGGAGGAGCGGCGGTAGGTGCTGCATTTGGTGTTGCTGGCGGCCCTCCAGGTGCTGTTGTTGGGGGGATTATTGGTGGTGTGGTAGGGGCAATAGCAGGTAATGATATAGCTCAAACAAATAATCAAAAAGATGATAGTAATGACTGGCAAGAAGAAGATAATTATTGGCGAGAAAACTATAAAAAAATGCCATATTATACTGAAAATAAGAATCTAGAATATGATCGTGATTATCGGGCGGCTTATCGTTTAGGTTATGAAAATCGTGTAGATAATAATGCAGGAATTAATTTTTCCGAGGTTGAATCTAAATTGAAAACTAAATGGGAACAAGTTAAAGGCAGTTCACGTTTACAGTGGG